TCCCGCGCCGCATTAAGCCAATGAGAATTTCCTGTTCCATTAGCTGCCCCCGTTGGGCGAACCAAACCAACTACTTCCGCCGCCGCTGTTAAGGCCGTTCTGATACTGGCTCAGGCCGATGTAGTTCTCAAGGCCGTTGTTAAATGCATTTGACACGCCGATTGCACCAGCCGCTTTAGCGTTGCCAATCCCGGCCAATGCGTTTGAATTGTTAGATACAAAGTTCTGCCCAGCATTCGCGGTCATGTTTATAGCGCCGATGCCGCGATCCACGCCTTGCCCCAGACGGTTCAGGTAGTTCCCGTATTCCATGCTCGCCAAGCCGTTGCCCCGCGCCTGTAGCGCCTGCAATGCCGCGCCGGACATAAGGCCACCACGTGCAGCCGCGCCGCTCTCTGCCGCGTCCAGGCCCTCGGCAAGTTGGAACTGGTATCCCGGTGTTTCCTGAAAGCCTGCATAATTGCTTGGCCGCGCGCCAATACCGTTTTCGAAATTAAGAGCGTTTCTATATTTCCGCCCGTCCTGTCGATAAGGGCGGGTCATTCGCTTCTGGTCTTGGTATACTGAGTTTGCCGCCTGACGATCTTTTTCAGCCGCCGACGCCTGCGCTCTGGCCGCGCTTGAAGCCCCAATGGCACCGATAACGCCGCCGAGCAATCCTAGCAATGGAAGTACCATGTTATTCTCTCTTTCTAAGTCAAATGACGATGGCTAGATACATTTGTATTGACGCATCAACCGCAGTGTTTGCCGCCGTTGAAATAGCCCGAACGCGAATATCCGAGTTTTTCGGAAGGATTAAATACGGATCAAACTTGATTTCCATTGCTGATAGGCCAACCGAATTTAGCGTCACGCGACCGCCCGCGGGCCGGAACACGCCGCCTGGTTGCCGTTTCTCAATGACAAAATCAACCGAAGCAGATGTTTTCTTTGAAATAGACGCATACCCGCCTGTGATTATGCCGTAATCAGTGTTGGACACCGTTGTGGCGCACTTGAACGACTGTGTTTCGCCCAGAGAGCCATCGATCTTCAAATGCACCTTTGTTGAATCGCTCGGAACGCCGCCGGAAATAGCGGTGTCCTCATACACATAGAAATCCCCAGCCAATGGCGTGGAGCTGTCGATATAAGCACGGCTAACGCGGGCCAGAGGTGTTCCTAACACAACCTTTGTCTGCCCGTTCAACACCACCGTCTGAATGACGAACGTATATTGCGCATCAGCGCCGGTGCCGCTTACCGTATGGCCCTCAATCTTCATTGTGACCGCATCGCCTGCATTACTTGATGACACCGTATCGATGGCATCGGTCGTCACATAAGACTCGTTGCCGCCGTTGGCCCAAACCGTCTGATAGGACGTGCCGACAGACTCATTCTTGCCGAATTTCAACAGGCTTTTACGCTTTTCCGCAACAGATACTTTCTGCCCATATGTCCCTAGAATTTCGCGTTCGGCCTGTGCTATCTTCATATCCCCGCCCCCGCCCTCAAGCGCCTCGATTCTTGCCTGCTGGTCTTGCAGCAGCTTCATAAACTCAATCGTTGGCCTGCCGTTTTGGTCAACATAGGATATATTGATGTTCGGCGCGGTCATTGCGGACGAACCCTTGCCGATGCTGTCAATGTTACATCAACCGGGTCATTCATTCTTATTTCGCTGGTAAACCTGCGGTATTGCCCCAAGGACCTTGCCAGAACCCTTGCCGAGAAGTCCCCAAGATACCCAAGCGACAGGACGCGTTCCTGCCCCCAAGACAGCCCGCCGTCTCGCGATGTGCGCAACATTAACTTTGGCGCTCTGGTTTCTGTGTCAGTCACCGTATTCCAACCGATACGCCCAAACAGTTCGAACTCCGCAATCCTGAAACGTTCCCCATCATTGTAGAGGTTATCGGATACGATTGTGCGCGTTAGAACCTTGTCCCCGTCTGAGTTTGTGCGGCCCAACGTGCTGATGTTCCCGCTGTCCGTACCGACAAGCCAAGACCCGTTGTGAAGTGTCGACACAACCGACCGCCATGCATCAAGGTCGCCAGTGGCGCGTTCAGCCCATTTCCCCGTGGTAATGTCGTAAACCCATGCCGGACGGTCGCGGAAGCGGATAACACAAAACTTGCTGCCCTCGTCCTCATAATAAAAGCAGTTTGTCGGCTCACCCTGCGAAATGGCGGTAGCCACAGGAACGGTAGACACCGGCTGAAACGCAGCGCCAGCCGTAATGTAGGCAATCCCATCATTCCCGATCAGGAACAGCCCGCCTGGAAACCTCGTAACAAGATTGAACGCCTTGAGGCCGGTTTCTATAACACCACCTGAAACAGCCGCGAACGCATCAGCGCCGCCAGCCCCGGTTGGATACCAAACCTCTGTTGACTCCGCGCCGAACAGCCAAAGGTTCCCATTGAACGCCTTGCCGCGAATTAGGTTGTCGTCCCGGCTTTCAGCCGACGCAAAGTTTAGCGCGGGAAGTGTGTCTGGTGTGGAAATGTCCGACCAACAGAATTGCGATCCGTCCTTTTCGGTTAGAATTGTGCGACCGGCCAAGAACGTAACAGACCCGAAGGATGAGAAATTTCCCGCCGTTGGCTCCGTGAAGCTGCCATCGTAAACGAAATATTGCCCGCCAGCAGTCCAGCATGTTGCGTCAAAGTTGCTGGATATGTCCGTATTCTGATCGTCCGTAATCGTGCCTATTTGTGTGGCGACATTCGACGCACTAAACATATATGCCTTGCCGCCCGTTGCGGCGTAAAGTGTGCCATTAAAAGAATCCATTGCCCGCAGGAATACAGACGAAACTGACGTCAGCAGGGTTTCCCCAAGCACCGACTTTATTTCATGCCCACGCGGAACCGGAAGGCTATAGGCGTTCACCAAACGCTCCGGGTTAGCCGCAATATTATCAGGGTCGCGGCTGGATTGAATGGCGAGCGGGAATTGCATCAGTAAAACGCCGTTGCAAGGCCAGCAGTTTCCTCGTCCGCAGAAACTATTCCATCATCGTTCGTGTCCCGACGGTCATCCCTATCATCTGGCAGTGCATAAGCGCGGAAACGGGCCATCGACCGACCGGGTGTCTCTGGTGGGTTGACCATGTAATGCGGCGCAACCTCAGCCGCTAAAAGATATGACAACGGCAAGAAACCAGCAGCGGGAACTGTCGCAACAGTCCATGAGAAGGTAACCCCCCAAAGGCTTTGCAATTCCGATAGCAGCGCGTCAAGCACGTCGCCGCAGTATCCTATTTGATCTGCCGATACCGTTTCGTCAACGGACAAGATGCCCAAACGACGAAGTGCGGCCCCGACAACCTCAGACTTTGTTGCCATCTTTTTTCGCCTTGCTCTTTACTTCTTTAAAGTCATCAAGTCTGGAAATCTTAGCCGCCAATTCGTCACTGACCTCTACCGCCTTTCCAGACGGGAATGTCGTGTCGCGGATTGTGACTTCGGCTTGTTCGCCAGTGTATTTGAATTTCATAGTAACCCCCTAGAAATGGGGCGAACCGTTAGGCCCGCCCCGCTTTCATTATGCGTCGGCAACACAGGCCATGAAGCCCGTCACGATGCCGTGGTCTTTCGGAACGTCTGTCTCAACAGTCGCGTCAGTGCCGAAGCGAAGTTTTTCGATACCGTCAAAGGCGTTGATGGAAACACCCTTTTTGTCTTGGTAATCGAATTGCTCGTCAACAGACCACCACTTGCGGCGGATCGCGTAGCCAAGCGCCTGAGCGCCACACAGGTACACAGGTGCAACGTTGATAGACGATGCGCCAACACCGGAAAGAACAGGAATGTCATCCAGTTCCTTGAAGATGATGCCTTCCCATTCAATGTCGCCACCTTGGAACAGCTTTTCATTCTGCATACGCAGCGAAACGCCTGTCTGTGCGGCAATAATCGCCGGATCAGACTTCAAGTCACGGAATGTGTATGGATGCACATAGGCCGTGAAGTAACGACGACCAGACGACGCAGATGTAACCGGCGTGATCTTCGGCGCGGCTGTCAGCGCCATGCGCTTCATAACCGTGGCGATTGAGCCTGTCAGTTTGTCGTTGGTTCCATCTACGTTTGCCAATGAACCAGAGTGGTCATAGGTAGCGCCGCCAGCGGGTGCGGCTGTAGACAGGTTGCTTTGTGCTGCACCGAACAAAACGCGGTCGGTGTTGTTGTCCAGCCATGCATCTTTCTGCGCTTCTGTCGCGGTTCCGTAGGCAACGCCATCGATAGATGCCATAGCGGCAATCATGCGGTCGCGCGTGTTTTCTTCTGCCCAATTCATCAATACCGTCTTACCGGCTTGGCGAAGTGAGATTGCAGAATAAGCCTCGTCTTGCTCAGAAACACGGAAGGCGTTACGGCGCTTAACGACCGTTACTTTTTGCGACCGGGTGTCAATCGCTTCTTCGTTGCCTTCCAGCGTTGCCGTACCGGTGACACCTGCGCCGGACATTTTGTTGACCAGTGCATATGTGATGGAATCGCCGGGTTTACCGCTCAAGTCCTCTTTGACCTGAATGATAGCGTTTTCAGATGTTCCCATTTCACGCTTAAACAGCGACTTCTGGAAATACTCGGTGTAGAACTTAGAGTCCCACTGTTGTGGCGTTAGGCCTGCCACTGCTGGTGTATCAGCCATTTTCTTTTTTCCTTAAAAACGGTCAGCCGCCTTCACCGATAATCGCATCCAAAGAAGGAGGCGAATATGCGGGTCCGGTTCGTGCTGCCAAACTTGTTTCGCCAGCTAAGGACGGTGCCTTTGCCGACATTGTTTTTGCTACCTGTTCTGCCTGAACTTCGCGCAGAATTTCAGCCCGTATTTTGTCCCGATAAGCGACTGGATCGCCAATCTCGGACAACGCTTCATTGGCCTTTTGGGCCTCAACGTTGGCCTTGTGCCAATCCGCCATATCTTCCCATCCGAATTGGCTTTGACCAAACTCAGACGCCTTGCCAGCGGCCTTAGCCGCTTCGAAAGCCTCTTGAACAAAGTCTTTTCCATGATCCCGTTCAGCAATGCGCTGTGAGCGGTTCAAATCACGAACATGCAACACTTGCATATCGTAACTTGCCGCCCCTTCGGGGTCTTCGATTGGATCGGGGCGCGTAACAGGCTCCTTAACCTGTGCCGGTGCTGCCAACATGCCCTCAATGCGGGCCAATCGTTCGCCTAATGCTTGCGATTTCTCGCGTTCTTTCTGCAAGGCTGCGACCGGAACTGTATGCGGGTGTTCTTCCGCCTTCGGTTCCTCTGGCTTTTCCGGCTCTACAACCGGGGCTTCGGTTACTGCTTCGGGTGTTTCCACCTCTGGTGTCTCGGCTTCTGCCACAGGTTCACCATCTAGGATTTCTCCAAGTTCAGACATATTTTCACCTATCGTTGTGATTTCACGAAACGCCCTTAACGTTGGCGGCACGAACGCCCGGTTAACCCCGGCGGCGGGTTCAGTAGCCTATGGCGGCAAGTTGTGCCTCCACCTGCGTCTTTTCGGCTGTGGCGTTGTCTTTATTGATAGTTGCCATCGCCTTCATGCTTTCAGTCTGCGTCTTTTGATCTTCACGCTGAGACTGCATTTGCATTTGTTCTTGATTTGCTTGTGAACGGGCTTCAAGAGCCTCGATCAGTTTCTCTTTCATATCACGGCGCATGTTTGGTGCGCTTTCGATTAGAATTTCCATCGGGATTGCGTCGGGGCGTGACGTCGCCAGGTTAACCAGTTGTTCGAACGTTTCGCCAGCAAGCGTGACTTGATCCGGCACTTCTTCCAGCAGAATATCAACGTCAATTTCCTCCACTGGGTTTGTAACCTCAGCGACCATATCAAGTCGTGGGTCGCCTGGGGCCAACTGCATCTGGTACGCAATCTCTTGAATAGCGTCCTCATCCATTGTGTTGAACTTTTCACGCAACGTCACGGGCTGGTTTAGGCCGACAAAGCGAACGTTGCGTTCGTCGTCTGTAACCCTGATCCACTTCTCTGCCGTCCAATATTGACGGATGCGGTTCCAGACCGCCCGATACACGGCGCGTGTAAAGTGGCTTAGATTGTCCGTGAGTGGTGCTATTTCAATCATGCCGCCTTGCTGACGTGCCATGATAGCGCGGCCTGACTCGTTACCCTCCGTCTTACCAGCAAGCCCTGAGTTTGCCCCCATAAGGTCAAGTTCGGCCTTGGCTTCTTCCATCAAATTGAACTGGCCGACCGTAACATCGCTAGTGTTCATCATTTCGAAACGCATTTCCGGCTGGACCTCGATGTGTCCGTCCGGCTTTGCCATTTCCAATTTCATCTTCTTGACGCTATCAACAGCACCCTTTTCACCGATGGTCTGGCGAGAATTTAGCAAGTGCAGGGCCTTTGAGCGTCGCTTGTTTACCTCGTCTTGCAGGTCCAGCATGTCTTTGACCATGCCATAGCGGTCATTGTCCCGGTCGACATAAGCTGATTGCATAATCAACGGGCATTCGCTCTCCCCGTCCTCATCTACATACGGGCTTTCGCCTTCATCAAGGATAGCGCCCTTTGTAAACTTCGCCCACTTCCAAATGCCATCTTCCCGATAGTGGATAAGCACAACACGAATGCGCTTGCGTGACGCATCACCCCAAACCTTGAACGATGGTCTGTCGTCGTATGTGTCGCTTCCGCCTGCATCTGTCAAAAGGCCATCGATTGCGGCCTTGGCGCGAGGGTAATCACGCTTTACAGTTTCAGCATCAGACCAAACGACTGCGCCTTTATACTGCGCGTCTGAGAAGTCAGCCTCCCGTGAATGCGGGTCATAGAACAAACGGTCGAACGGATAGCGGTTAATGCATATCTTCGGCTCGTTCATCGGTGGCTTGAACTTATGGACGACCTCAACGCCGCCGTATCCCTCAACCAGAATGTCATCCCATACGCCAGAACGCTTTTTGTCAAAGTCCTCGTTGTCACACACATACCGGATGGAATCCGTAGCCGCCTCCGCCCCCTGTTCATGGTCGGGTGTGCGCGGGAACGCCCGTGGGTCTGTCCTTGATTGCATTTCAAGACCACGCAGCCAGTCCACCTTGCGCCGAATGCGGTTGTTGACGATTGGTGGTTGCCCGCGTTTTTTGTATTCCAGAAGTTCAGCGGCAGACAGTTGCTTGCCATTGTAATAGTCGCGGCACCGCTCAGACGATTGGCGGGCGGCGAAAGTCGCGTCCTCAGCAGCCTCAAACTGCTGGACGCGCTTTTCTACATTACTTTCCATGAAGTTTCCGCCTCGTAATCATCATCTGTGCCATAGTCCCGGCGACGTTCTGGTTTAACTGTCTCGATTGCAATTAGCTTGCCTTTCCGGTGAAGGCCTTCAACAGCGTAACGTATATCGTCAATGTGGTGGTTATCTTTATCTTCCGGTACGGTAAGAATTTCGCCCGTATGTTTTATGACCTTGTAAGAATGCGTCTTGAATTCCTGCACCGTGTTTGTGCATCTAGGGTGGATAATAATATCCATGCTTTGGAGGAAGGAATACCCATCCTCAACAGAACCTTTACCCTTTTTCGCTGCCCGCATCCTTGGCAGGCCGTTTCTTCTACACTGGTCGATCAGTTCTGGCCGCGCATTGTCAGCGTATGATGGCCATTTGGCGACGCCAGGCAATTCGCTGATCTTGTCAACCAAATCTTCATTCCGAATGCCAACGCCGTTTATTTCGTGCGTTATGTATAACTTCGGTGGTCGCTTTTCCCTTATCGCCGCGTCGTAATCAGGCAAACAGAACCTATTGCCCGCCAGTGGGTCAGACGCAAAACCCCAATCCACACCGTAGAACCATACTGCGTTATCCGGCACCATAACCTCGCCAAGACGCCAGTTGTGAAACACAATGCGCTGCGATCTGCTGTCATACCCGCCAAGCCAAACGTGGGTGAATATGTCAAGAATAGCCAAATCAGCCGGTGCTGGTTCCTCACCAACAGCCCTTGATGCAGATATTCTGGCCTTAGCCGCGTCAGCCCTTACCTTTTCCCTCTCATATTCAGACCAAGCCGTGTCACTGACAAACGGGTTATCCGAAATGTTTACATCAACAACCGTGAAATCTTCGTGTCCGTCGTTATCGGCGAAGAACCTGTCAACCGCGTCTAGTTCATTGTCAGGGTTCCATGCGAACCAAAGTTCAGACCCCTGCTTACGAAATGTAGGTGTTAGCTTCTTAACCGATGTTGCGCTTAGTGCGTTGGCCTCATCAACCAGTCCTAGGTCAAAGTCCTCAAGCCCCTTCACAGCGTCCGCCGTGTGGTCCTGCATGCCTAAGAATATGGCAACACCATCAGCACCGTGCCTCTTTATTTCCTGCCCCTGCATATCAAACAGATACGAAGCGCCCTGCTCGTATATCTTTTTCTCCAACAGGCTTTTCAAACTGTATTTGATAGACTTCTGGATTTCCCGAATCCCGGCAACCTTGAAGTCAGGCCGCGCCGCCATCTTTGCCGCAGCCAATTCACAAAACTGATGCGACTTACCGCCGGAACGACCGCCCCTGGCCCCCTTGTAACGGCAGGGACCAATTAGAGGAACAGCCCATCTGGCTACCTTTGGTTCAATCCTGCCTTGTTGGGTCAATTATCTTGTAGACAACCTCACTAATTGGGATTGCCCCCCCATCAGGTCCGCTTACCTCTGTAGACTGCTTTGGCTTGCCATCAACGCGATCCATGACTTCACGGATAGCCTGAAGGTCTCCGCCTTCTGCAAGTTTGAGAAGAACGCCCGCAATGTTGTATATTCTCTTGCGGTCGCTTTTAGGATCAAGCGCGTCCAGCTTCTCAAGAATTGCGTGTCTAAATACGTTCTCGTTGGCCTTTCTGCCTGAGTTTGCGTTACCTGCCATTTTAAAATCACCAACCTTTTGAATGCTTTACGGTTTAAGCGGCGATGATTGCCACTTTCGAACCCACTGGAATATGCCCAAAGTTGCGGGTTTGTCCGGCCAATACAAGCCTATCAGCGTTTGACGCTGCTGTTGGGTTTGTGCCTACAGCTACCCAAAGCGTTGTGTCTGTCGTGATTTCCAATGTGTCAAAATTGGATGACGTCATCGTTGTTTGCGTGCTGGTTGCGAAAGATGTTTTCGTTTCTGTCGCTCGCGGTGTTGCCGCTGATATTTGCGCAAGGCCATCAAGTGCCTTTACGAAAGCGATTTGTGCTAGTGCCATTGTCTTATCCCTGTTCGTTGAGCCACTTGGAAATGCCCAGAATGGCGTCGTGACCTACTTCGTCACCTTGCGATAGAAGGTAACCGGCATATTCCGTTAAGGCGGCGTCTGTCCCATAAGTCATCAGACTTACGATCCGATCGGACTTTGTTGATGGGCGCTTGCCAAGTGCCTTGCTTCTATTTCTGATGATTGCTAGCGATTGGATTGTCGGCATACAATCAGTCCGTTGCTTCTCTTGTGGCCATTACATCTTGGATGAAACGGGCCATTGCTTCGATAAGGTCTTTGCGTTCGTGCCCGTCTTGCTCTGACTGGATTAACCAATCGGCAAGGGCAACGTCAGCCATGTGCTGTTGTGGTGTCATGTGTGGTTTGCCCCACTGTGGGCTTGATACAAAAAAAGCGCCCTATAATCTGGACGCAATTCGTTAGATGTGAAAGTAGGCAATTTTTTAGCCCCTGTCAACGTATATCAATGCGTCTAGCCCTGATGTTAGATTGGCTAATGATACAAGGCGCTCATCGTCACATGCTCTGACAAGTTCAACGCGCTGGTGTCTGGTCAGTTTGCGTTCAAGGCCACGGTATCGGTCAAGAACGGATTGGTCCCCGTCGCCATCGTCATAACCTGGAACCGATCCAGCTATGCACGACTTGAAACCAGATATATCTGGCAGTTCTCGCTTGAACGCTTCTCTTGCCTCTTGGAACGATCTTGCGGCCTGCTCTTGGCTACCGTTGATTTGCCTAGATGCAAACAGCCTGCCGATAGTGTCGCATGCCATATCAACGATTGGTTGCTGTGATTTCATGTTTCCCTGCGGCATTGCCCATTCACCTTGGGCCATTCGCTCTGGCGTTGGGCGCACTGCGCTGCCATTGCCTGTTTCGATTTCCGGCGCTTTGGTTCTTTTGCGCTTCTTTACTTTCACGGCCTGCCCCATCGTGTTTTGCTGATTGTATGCCTATTGGTGGTGTTGGTCAATTGGTGTGGTGTCGCTGGTATCAGTCATTGCTGTTGCTCCTTGTGTTCCGTTCCAAAAAGTCCGGCAAACAATACGGCAAACTGCGCCTTTGAGATAGGACCGGTGCCCGAAATCATAGGGGCGCACTTTGGCACTCTGCTTCTGTCCTCGTTCAACCTCCGCCCGTGGGCAGTAGTGTATCTTCGAGTTGCTGTACGCTTGCCGTACACGTATTCTTCACCCTTTCGGCGGGCTGATCGTTTGTTTTTAGATACCCACGATACAGTCGGCACCCCATCTACTTGGCAAATAGTCTTGAACCTTTTGCCGTAAGGAATAACTGTGAAAGTCTTACTCATTTCAGACCCCCCTACATGTCTGCTGGCACGAATGCCGTTTCAGTGCGCACCGACTTAAACACCGGCCTTGGGGCTACCGGGTCCCATATTGTGTCGTTACCAACCTGACCGCCGTTTTCGATAACGCCGTTACGTTCTAGGAACCGCAAGTGATTGGCCATCGTGTGTGCGTCGATGACCCGTTCCGTTTCACGCTGGAACGATTCACAAATCTCCGCTGTTGTTCGTGGCTTGCCCTTGGCAAAGGCCGCGATGATGTATGTCTGTAAGTCCATGTTGCTCTCCACTCTACACGCTTAGAACATACGACCAAGAACCATCATTGGTTCCCCGCTGCTCGCCAGAATTGCGGCTAAGGTCGCATGATCAAAATGTGGGTGGTGGTTATATCGGCCCCACCATCGACCGTAAGGCTGGTTTGGGTCAGGTAGCCTTGGCACCTGTAGTGGTTTATTGTAGCAAATTGCCCTTATTTTTCAAGGGTTTTTACCTCGTATCGCTTTCGCCAGTTTCGTAAAAACAACCTGTCGTAAAACTCATCTTCGTAAGACACATCATAAGCCATGCGGCGCAATTTTTCATCCACAAAGCCGCTTTCCCTGTATCTATCCAGTAGGCGAATCTTGTTCCGGTATGTCTTTTCATTGCACCATAACGGCCATAAAATAGCGAGAGTAGCTGCCACAGTGATAGCAAACAGAACAATATCCACCATCACTTCACCTTCGCTTTAGTTTTGTATGTGTATTCAGGCAAGCCGAGAGACGCATAACCGCTAAGGTCATAGCCAAGCGCCGCGAATACCGCGCAAAGTGCGTGAACTTGGTCGTCATTCAATTCAAGTTCCCAATACGGGAAATACAAACGATCATTCATCACTTCAGCCTGAACGCCGCCAATCCTAATCATTTCTATACCTTCAATCACTTAGCCTTACCTTTCTTCTGCTGTCTGCGTTGTATTGCCAGCATTTCAGCATCGGTTTTCAATAGACCGACTTCAGACATATGGGCTGATTTGGGCATAACCTTTGCTGATAGCGGCTTGCATAGGTCTTTGATTGTTTGCTCGGTCATCACACGCCCGCACAATCATCAAATAAAACGACATCTTCGCCCTCAATTAAATTTCGTCCCTCTGATAGATGCTTGACAATCGATTCGTGCGACATGACCCCAATTCTTGGCAAAACGGTTTCCCCGCAGCCTATGCATGTAGATTTCGTCTCTACCATCGGTCCATAGTACATCGTAACTACCGTCCTGACGTTCTTGTGCTTGCACCAAAATTTACGCCATCTTTCCCGTATGCCCATCACGCATCCACCCGATTGAAGGGGATTTCGTCATCTAGGTCGCCAACGCCACCAGCGCCAGCACTTGCCCCCTGACCGGCATAGCCTCCGCCCTGTGGTTCGCCCTGTTGCTGCCCGCCGCCTTGGAAGGCCAGTTCGTTCACCGTGATGCCCAGATACGCCTTGTCATTGTAGCACCGCGCAGATGGACGCCCTGAAAGCGTCAGCTTACTGCCCTTGGATATGTGGCCTTGAAGCGACTGGGCGCGTTTCCCCCAGATTGAACAATCATACCAGGTCGAGTCACGTTTGTTGCCGTTCTTGTCCTTGCCGTTATCAACGGCCAACGAAAAGCTAAGAACATGCTCACCGTTTGGCGTGGTCCGTAGTTCCGGGTCTTTTCCAACATTCCCGGCTATTGTTAGTATTTGCATTACGCTGGTTCCCTTTCAAATGATGCATTAATTGCAACTGGTGGCATTGAAGTCAGTGTGACAGATGAAACGTTCAGCGGCTCTGGAAGAAACGCATCGATACCCCGGAACGGATCGCATTTGTTCAACAGCCCGTTGACCTCCATCATATAGGCAGGGTCAGCCAACATACGCCTACGCACAGACCGCACAGCGTGCATGATGGTCGTGTGGTCACGCACAAAGTATCGGCCAATCTCCGGCAAGCTGGCGTTTGTCAGATTCCGGCAGGCGTACATTGCGACCTGACGCGGCCACGCTATGTGTCTTGCCCGCCGCTTACCAAACATATGGCCGCGCGTCAGGTCGTAGTGATCCGCTACGGTGTCGGTTATTGTGGTAATGGTGGTCATTCGCCGTCACCCCCGCCAATCCGCTTCAACGCATCTTCAAAATGTTCAATAGTTTCGCAGTCGTTGAATTCATCAATCGCATCAAACGCTGGCTTGTTCTGTGCGCGTATCCATCCGCTGACGTGGCGCAGGTTCATCTTTTCCAGCAGCCGCTTTTTTGCCCATCGCTTCATTCCGTGTCCCTTTCGTTTCATGCCATCATATACATACGGCAACGCGTTGCAAGTGTTTATTTAGCCCCCTGCGCGTTCGTTCATCTTCTTCGCACCAAGGCCGATGATCTGGCCGTGTTCGGTTGTCACCAGATCAAGTTCCTTAACAACCTCCACCCGCCTATCGTTTGTCATTGGCGGCTCTCTGTCCTGCGCTGGCGGCGCTATC